CGTAGATCCTCTTCAACGAGCTCAAATCCGGCCCGATCGACACAAAGTTCCCGTTCAAAACCGGCAGCGCAGAAAACTTCCTGGCTAAATGCCAATAATCGAAAGTATTCCGCATCTCACCTGTCACAATATTCGGCAAATAGCGCATCTCGTTATAAATACCCGTGTATCCAAACGGCGCAATGTTACCTTGACCGTTCGGATCCTGAGCAGTGGTCCTACAGTAAATTTCTTGGTTGTAGATTTCTTGCTCACCCAGGTTAACAAATTCTGGTGCTGGGAAATCCAACCTTGTCCTCCGCAGCCAGCTGCGATGGATGCCTTGCTGATATGCTGGAACTGGGTCAACGCAAGCAAGCACCATTATCAATCCATGCTCCTCCACGCGATAAGACCCAATAGAACCCGCATCAACGTTAATTCCATGACCTGCCATGTTCCCTTGTGGAGTCGGCTGCGCATTGCTCGCAGACGTCTGCAATACCTCTGAGAACAGAAAAGGCGACGTGTAACCGCCAATGAATTCCGGGCGCTGCAACCTCGCATCCAGTGGCTGCGTTCCGTAGCGGGCTTGCAGCTGCTCTGTATATCGCGCGCCACCGCGCGCATTACGTTCCAAGTAGACTTGTGTTTGCCAAGCCAACCGCAAATCGGCTATGTCAACGCTTGATAAATTATTCGTAATATTCGTCGTAACGTTGATCGAGCTCTGCAACCACGACGCGATGTTCGCTCTCCAATTGTTGGCCTGACCCCCAGTCAGAGAAATACTTGGCTTCGCCACGTTATCACCCGCCGCATTATATCTGAAATTCGGTGCGGTAGAGTCCACGTTAGCAGTATCTGTCCCAGGCACAGTTGGCACACTCACACTACTCGCGGCATTTATAGAACCAAAAACAGGAAGCGCCGGCGCCACGCCTCTTTGCTGGAAAGGCAGAGCGCTGGTGAAATAGTCTCGCGTCCAGTTTCTATACAGTGGCTCATAAACTTCACCTGCCACGCCTACGCTCAGCGGGCGCTCATTCTGAATGCCCGGAATCCGAAAGAATTCGTTCCAAATCATCACGTAGGCCCGACGGGCGAAGTCATGCGGACATGTTGACGGGTGCGGCCTAGTCGTCGTTCCTACAGGATTGTATCCGAGATAATCCCACAGACTACCAACTGCCACCACGTTGCTTATCGCCGCCGTAAATTGATCCGGGTCAAATACCGGTATTGTCGCCGTAAACGTTCCATCTTCACCGCCAGTTATAAAATCTTCCCAGTCTTCCCACAGCAGACGATACGGCACAAAAAAAGAGTAGTACCGAAGCTTCGCACTGTGCAATATAGGCGCGAGCATCGGTTGCATACGCAGGACCGCTGCCGCTCCAAGCCGGAAAACGTCGCCTGGAATACATTCAATAGTGCTAACAGGAATCAGTTGCCCCATGTCGAACGTAGTTTTATATTCGTGACTAAGGTCAAGGGCAGACCGCGCAAGGCGCGGTCTGTCCATCGCTTGAAAAACGTTCGTGCTCTTAGCGTTCCTCATGCTCAACCATCTCCATTAGATTCTCGCCGTCAAGCACCGCGATAACCCGTTTCCAAAGTTCGCCTTCGGCTGCGTTCTGTTTCTCTTTAAGCTCTTTAAATTGCTTCTCGATAACCCCGCGGGAAGGCGCACAGAAAACCGGACTCCATCGTTGCGCAACTCGGTCTTCGACTTGCCAAAGGTACCACTTGTCCCGCCGCGGTACTGGCTCAAGCTCCAGGACAGTCTCTTTCTCTTCACTCATAATTTGTTCTCCCTAACTTCAGTTTGCTTTATCAATAAAGCCTCGCGCTCCTTACCTTTTTCCGTCATCACCTTAATCACTCGACCTTTCTCCAGCTCATCCAGCTGAGACCAAGCCCGACCACCGAACTCAGGCGCAATTTTCAGGATCTCATCCGACAGCGCCAGATCGCTCTCGTAAGCTCTCCTTGCGCTGAAACCTTCTACTGCTTCCGGAAAAATCTTCTCAAATTGCTCCACATAGTAACGCGGAATAGGTAGTTTCTTACCTCGAAATTTCAGGTGCCCATCAAATAGCGTCTCAACCATATTCTCTTTCGCCCATTCTAGTCCAATCCCTTGGCTGCTAATCTGAAACGCTGCAGGCCTCGAATCGTCCATTTTGTGCCTCAACCCTAGCTTCTTGCTAACATACCCGGCGACGTACCGAATGCTCGCTTCGCTCGCGGTTCCTACCTCGCAAAGTCCAAGCTTCCAGTGTCTCTCCAACTCATCTTTGGTCACCTCGATGCCAAAAGCAATAGCGTGATAATGAGGGCGCCCACTAACGTCACCGTACTCCCCACAAGCATAATAACGATAATCATAACCTGACTTCCTCAACCTCTTAAAAAATTTCTGCAAATCACTCTTAACCAATATTCCTCGTGCATCATTGCCCCGAACCGGCAGATGCTCCGGATCATAAGTCATAGTCCAGAATTGAGCTTTCTCACTCGTGGTAATCTCGTGCAGCATACGAATCGCCCAAATCGAGCGTCTTCTAATCCTGCACGGCAAACATCGTCCACATGGCATTGGCCAGGATCTTCCGTCCTCCAGCTGGAATGACCAAGGCTTGCTACACGCGCCCACAAGCATTTAACTCTCAAAGCCTGTAACCACCACGCCCTGGCCGCGCCACGACGCGCTTACGCCGCTTACCTCGCCTCGCTCTCTTTGCTCTGAAACCTTTGTTCCGTCTCACATTATCCTCCCTTTATTCTCTTCCACACAGCCGAGTAGTCCAGCGCGGGTACTAATTGTCCCGGCTTCGTCCTATATACCAGTGAATCCTTATTGCTCTTCAATTTAGGGTCATCTTTCGTCCCATAATCTGCCAGTCCTTTACTAGCCGGCAATACACCCGCTCTCATTGCGCTCTGAATCAAACCATAAATATCTTTCGCAATCGACGTCGCGTACTTCGGATGCAGGAACGCCTCTTTACCAGCAAGGCCCCATTCTTTGCTAATCATACCCGCAGTAGCCAGGCTCTTGGACGCATCAGCAGCTACTTTCGCTACATTGGCGCTGTTTAGCGCCGCCTGGGTACGTGCCGCTTCCGCTGCCGCTATGCTCTGCTGCGTTTGCGCAGCTCGCGTCATCCCAGACATCATACCTTCTGCACCCAGAGCATCTTTACTCTCTACCGGATCAATCTTGATCGGCGACCCTGCCTGCGCACTAGAACCTGCAGCCAGAACGGGGCTCAAACCTGCTGCCCTCAAGTCTGCAACACGACGTTGCACAGCGTTATCTTCACGCTGCCATGTCTGCTCGTTCAGCCATTTGTTGTAGTTCTGTGCCTCGCGCTGAAACTTCAAATTCTGTTCATTGTTGTAAATCGACGCCGCGCCTCCCATCAAGCCAGCGCCGAAGGTGGCTAACGCTCCCCACACTTTACTACCTCAAGTGTCCACGGCTTCCGCATCTCGTCCCATGCCAGTATGCGCTCCCCTCGCTTCAGACGAGCCAACGCATCTTTCTTGCACTCCTCCACTGTATCGCCGTATCCAGTTACTACACGAACTTCGGCTTTCTTACTCTGCGCTATCGCTTGTATCTTGTACATAAACACAATATAAATCTCCTTCCTCAAACCGTCAACTTTTTTTCAAAAAGTGACACCGCCTCTTTCGCGCTCTCTTACCATCCGCGCGTGTCACGTAGCATATATATATCAAGGGGACTATATGCTACGTGAGCCGCCTGCCGAAGGCAGGCGGCAGCCCTGCCGCAGGCAGGGCTTTCTCTCCTGCGGGCCTCTCGGCCCTTCACAAATCGTGCGGCTTACTGTCGCAGTCGCTGCGCGCTGCCAGTCGCTCCCGTTCGCTTCTCTCGCTGCGCTCTCTTGCTCACTCGCGCTCTGTCAGCAGTCGCAGCGGCGACAGTAGAGCCGACACTACCCCCCCTGTTCCGCCCGCCCCCCCCGGGGGGCGGGCGGTTCATATTATCACCAACCTCAATCCAGTCAAGGAAAATAAAAAAGGGGGCTCTGCCCCCTCGCTCCGCTTCACCCCCGCCGCGCAATGCCGGCGCGGACCCGGCGCCAAATCATGCCTGACGCTCTTCTGGAGGCGGAGCATCCGCATCGCTATCTGCCGCAGGTTCTCCAGACGACCTTTCAAACATACGCAGCTTCTGTTCAAACTCGAACCGCTTCTGCTTGTATGTCCGCGCAATCTCACTCAGCTCAGCCAAATCCGGCGGCAGGTGCCGCGGTATAACGCTCAACACTTCCTCAGCAAATTCGTCGCCTTCTTCCGCGTCGTAATACCGCAGATCCCGGACTGCTGCAGTGTTAATACCCGCAGCAATCAACGCCGTGATTCTTCGATGAAGCGGCACGTATCCAGTTAGTTCAGTTACCGACGGCTGTTTATCCTCCGGATTACCCAAATCCGGCTCAACATCCTGGATGCTCACGATTTTAAATCTGCTCACGCTACACCTCCTATGGCAGACGGAATCGGCATGTAGGGCAACGGCCTCACCGCTGTCACTTTGATCCCAAAATTCCCGATGATCCCAGGAACATTCTGAACCGCGTAGATCCTCTTCAACGAGCTCAAATCCGGCCCGATCGACACAAAGTTCCCGTTCAAAACCGGCAGCGCAGAAAACTTCCTGGCTAAATGCCAATAATCGAAAGTATTCCGCATCTCACCTGTCACGATATTCGGCAAATAGCGCATCTCGTTATAAATACCCGTGTATCCAAACGGCGCA